GGTTATCAGTCCTATCGACTAATACCTCGGCAAGTTTTGGATCGTCTGCCGGTAATGCCCCTACCCTTTTAAAGAATGGCATGGTGGTCTCGGCCATAGTCAACTGTTTACCGAGTATTGCTGAACTTCGTCCCATACTGGCAATTGCCCGTGGACCCATGTAGGCGGCCAATGCTCCAAAGCCTGTACCGGTAGCACTTAAATCACCATCTGAAATGTCAGCGACTCCACCGATTGCTGTGTAAATTACACCTTTAGCTACAGGCTCGGTCATGCCTGCTCGCATTAACAAAGTAGTCGCTTCCTCCACGCCTGCTCTACGAATAAACTCGGTAAGGTTGCCGAAGTGCTCACCCGCTTTGCCGACTGCCTGCATACCCTTACCAACCATTTGATTGGTAAACCCTGCCTTTGCCTTCTGCTCAGTAAATGGTTTAATCTTTGTGAGTATTTCATCCGATTCCTTAGTAGCCTTTTCAAGTGCATCGGTGGCAGTCTTTACCAGTTTATCAGATGCATTTGCTGGTAATCTATTTAGTTGCTTTTCAAGTAAAAGTTTCTTGCTGTTTGCTACTTTAAATTGCTCTGCTAACTTCTTTGCAGTCCCCCTGCGTAGCATATTGGTGGTGGATCGAATACCTCCAGTGGTTACTGCGGCCACAGGATTTTCCAATTGTACAAATAAAGATGCCGCTAGTGCCTGTTTTTTATCGGGTTCAACTCGACCCATCTTGAGGTCGTTGTACATATCGAAGTCACCAAACTGCTCTGCCATGATTGCCGCCCCATCATCTATAAACGACTGAGTCTTCATCATGTCGCCAATAAACTGAATGGAGGCATCTATATCCTCATCCCCTTCACCTGCTATTTTGGAGAATGCGAGCTTACCGGCATCTCCGATAGTTTTATATCCTGCGAAGACTTCGGCCATTGTTTGGTAGCCTGTTGCCTTTCTTTTGCGTCTTCTTTTCTGCTGTTCTGCTCGAGCACCCTCGACTAGCTTTTGACTGCCAGGGACTCCGTAAGTCATAGCACCTGAAGCGGTAAAATCTAAACTGACCTCTTTCGATATATTACCAAGTCCCTCCATAACTTCACCGGCGGCCTGTTTAAATGCATCGTATAAACCAGTGTCAGATTCCTGGTCGAAGTAACCATTCTTATAGGCGGCTCGAGCTAGTTCCCTATTACCATCTTCGAATGCTTTGATCATCCGATCAGGTGAAACTACTTGTTTGAGAATCTGAAAAGTGGATTCTGCATTTGGAGCCTCCGGCCCCTCGACCATAAAATCCACTCCGAGGGGTTCGCTGAATATTCTGTACTGTCCCATTACTGAGCCTCTACCGAAAGTCCTGGTATACGGTAAGTCCCTTGGCTGGTTGTGATATTATTGGCATCAGAATTTATATCGGGTTTTGTTTTAAATTTTTGTTTTAATTGCTCACCCATAGTTAAGAAACTTACTGGCAGTACCTGATCAAGTCTAAGTCCCATATTTCTAGCCACCCCTTGATATCTAGTCATCTGCTCTGAAACAGGTTTAAATTGAGCTTCAGCGGCAAAACGAGCCTGATTCATAAAATCACTTCTTTGAGGTTCGCTCAACCTTTCACCTTTCACAATTTTGTTATATTGGTTGATTACTCTTTGAGGTACGCCTGCGGCATTTTGTGCAGTTGCAAATTCACCTTCTCGAACAACAGAACCAGGGTCGAGGATTTTCATATAATTAAAAATCATACTAATATCACCAGCCGCTGATGGGTTTTCTCCGGCTAATACAACTTTATCGTAAGATGTTCTAACCTTATTGAAATCTTTTACTTCAGGTAATGAGTTAAATTCTTTTCTGAGGTCATTTTCGTTTTTAATTTGAATTTGTGGATCAGGAGCCTTCGGCTGATTAGCCAACTCGGCTTGCCTGAGAGCTTCCATTCGTTGGACCGATCTTGTAGGATTAAGCCCTTGTTCTTTTGCAAACCTACCAAAGTTTTGAGATCCAAGGTTGGATACCGGTACTTGGTTTTGTGGCTGTTGTAGCTGTGCCTGCATGAATCGATTACGGGCATCGGCATTACCAAGTGCAGGCAGTCCAGGTCGAGCGATGTCCGCCTGGCGCTGTACCTGTGGGCTGGTTGTTTGCGACATCAGGGACTGCATGAATTGATTGTCGGCCATGCGAGCCTGATTGGCTTGCTGGTCAGCACTTTTCTGCCTAGCCATATTCTGCCTAATCTGAGCCATTTGCAAAGCGCGAACCTTTGATGCTTCCTGTTCCCGTTGTTGGGTAGTTGCAAACTGGGCAAAGTTCATTGCCTGCTGGATAAGCTGTGGGTCCTTGGAAATATCTTTAGCAACCGCTTTTGCTTCATCCGTTGATTGAATGCCGAGGTTCTTAAAGATCGGGTTTTCGGGATTACCTTCGTAGAGTTTTAGAAACTGATTTTCTGCCCTTTGCTCTTTTTCCTTTTTCTCCTTATTTTGACGAAATTTCTCGAGGGTTGAGCTAATCGCACCACCCAACTGTTTCCCCATATTGGCGAGTGCTTGCCCTTGAGTCGCACCCGTTTGGGCGATTAAATTGGCGGCAGTTCTCGTGTCGCCTAATTGTGCTCCGTAGTTTCCGCTAAAAAATCTGCTCATAATTATTTCTCCTTATCCAGCTAATCCAATTAATCCTCCGATGATTCCACCACCAAGCGAACCTAGTCCACCCATCATGCCCGCATTCCTACTCGCATTTGCGGATAAATTTGCGGCGTACATATTGGCATCGTTGGCGGCCATGCTTGAAATGAACCCTAGTCCTGCTTCTGGGTTTAGGTATTGTGGTTGCGTATTTGTGCCGTAACCCGCCTGTCCGAATACTCCTTGCCCGGCTTGTAGGCTTCCTCCGCTTGCTCTGCCCAATATTGCCTGGAATGGATCGAGTGTATATTTATCCTCGATTTGCGCGAGGTTACCAACAGCGTTTATGTAATTACCTAAACCCTGTTGACGGAGTGATTCGTTTAAGCGTTCGGCATCCATCTGCGCGCCTACTCCGAATTGTGCGGCTTGTTGGGCTTGACCTTGGTTTATGGTGGCGGCTCGCATGGCGGCATCTGCATCAAAAGCGGAAGCTTGTTGGTTAAGTTCCGCTTGTGCTAGATTGGCCTGCTGTCCTAGTTCGGCGCGTAGTGCGTCTTGTTCCATACCCGCACCTACTCCGAACTGAGCGGCCTGGTTGGTTGCTTGTTGATTGGCGAGTTGTGCTTGTAGGTTAGCTTGGTTGGCTTGAGCTTGTTGTTGCATACCCGCACTCAATCCAAACTCGCTTGCACGATTCGTGGCAGTAGCATCCGCCATTGCTTTTGCTTGTGCCTGTTGGGCGGCAAGCGCTTCTTGCGACAATCCAGCAGTTAATCCTTGGCTGAGTGCTTGGTTGGTGGCGGCTTGGTTGGCAAGCTGGGCTTGCATACCTTGGGATGCACCAAATTCTGCGGCTCGGTTGAGAGCGGCTTGATTCTGCATGGATGCTTGTAATCCACGCCCTAAATCGCGTTCGCGAATATCTGCTTCCTGTCCAAGTGCTTGCTGTGCAAATGCTCGGTTTTGCATACGGCGGTTCTGATCTTCTAGCACTAATGCTTTAGATTCATCTATCGCTCCTTGTTGGTCGAAAGTTCTGCCCATCATGGTGGATCTTGCTCGGGCCGCGTTGGAGATATTAGCAAGTTCTCTATCGGATAGTCCGTTGTTTAGGGCATTGGTGGCTTGTGCCATGAGAGCATTGCGAAATGCATCTTGCCCTATGTTACCACCTGTCAGTCCTGCGTTTGCCGTGTATCCTTCTCCTGTTACTCCAGCGGATGGGTTGTAGGATGTAGCCGCTATAAGTTGCATTGGGTCGGCCAGCGGAAGAGGTATAAGATGTGCCTGCATCGAATGTTCCGCCTGTTACACCCGCGGATGGGTCGTAGGATGTAGCCGCGCTAAGGGTTGGGGTATCGCCTATTGTGGCGGCGGTCATGGTCTGCCCGGTTACATCGCCTCCATAGGTAGTAGCTTCGGGGATGGTAATCGTGGGATCACCGGATGTAAGTTTATCCTTTTGCTCGTCAATTAAATCCCTAGCACCTTGGATGCCTGTAGTAGTGGCAGGCTTGTAATCCTCCATGACATTCTGAAACCTGCCGGACAATCGCTCCACATCCGAAAGGTCGGCCTCGCGCTGGCGGGAGAGGTTGCCGCGTTGTATGTCTTCTGCCAAGGCAGCTAATCCTAAAAACTCATTACCTTCAGCATCGGCAAAACCCGCCATGCGACCATCTTGCGTTAATCGCTTATCGCCAAGAATGTCAATCATACCATCTCCGGATCGAGTGTAACCTGTTGGGCTAATGTAATCAGGTTCGCTTATTGGAGTTGTGGTCGGATTTGTTGTGGGGTCAACTACAGGTTTTACAGTAGTATCTTTATAGTCTGCTTCTGTTATGAAATTACCTGACGAATCTTTTGGTACTATAAAGTCTTTATTATTCCATTCATTTCGACTAAGTGTCCCACCTTGCTTTTTATACTGTTCGTAAGCAGAGTCAGCACCTTCAATGTCACTGTTCTTTTTGTAAGTACCAAGGTCTATTTTAGATTTATTTTCATCAATAAATTTATCCAATGTCGGTGAGGATTGATCGTAGTAAAACTCAGAAAGCACAGTTCTAGCAAAATCTTCTTTAGCATTACTATCCGTTGATCCTAAAAAATCATCAAGTAAACCAGCATCTAAGGCATCCACAAAGGCTGTACTTACATCATTCCATTCACTGTCAGAGGTCTGAAGAGATTTACCTGCTTCAAAAATTTTTCTTAGGTTTGGATCTAAATCTTTGTTGTCTCCTGTTCTAACCCTACCATCTGAGCCTACTGTGCCATCTCCCCATTTTACTTGTGTCGAACCTGCTCGCCTACCACTTGATTCTGTTGGCGTGGTTGGCTCTGTGAATGTTTGAGTAACTGTATTAAAGGAGTTTAGTACCTTATCATAGTTACCATTGTTTATATCAAGCTTGGTGTCTTTAATAAAATCTTCAAATTTATTTCCTAAGACACTACTAGCTGAACCGTCATTCCAACTTAACTCATTAAGTGCATTATTTAACGCCTGTTTTTTCTCAGGCCCATCTTCCAGAGTTTTGGCAAGTTCAATTTTTTCTATCGCTTTCCTAACATCATCGGGAGCATTTGATTTTAAATTAAAACCAGAAGATGTGCTTTCCGTTGGCTTTCTCAGTTCCTGAATAATTGGATCTTGCTCGAGTTGAGGTTGGGCTACAGGTTGAGCTACAGGTTGAGGTTGAGCTACAGGTTGAGGTTGGGCTACAGGTTGGGCTACAGGTTGAGGTTGAGCTACAGGTTGGGCTACAGGTTGAGGTTGGGCTACAGGTTGAGGTTGAGCTACAGCAGAGGGTTGTTCGTATGAACGCCTATCAATCGGATCTCCGTAGTATGGTTCTCTGTTTCCTAAAATGGTTTGTAGTAATACATCAGTTTCAGTTTGTGCCTGTTGCATTCTGAGGGGACGCTCGTACAACTGCAAAATCTCTTGCAGTCCTCCTGTGCCTTCAAAATCTCCCGTACCTCTTAAAAGATCGGTTTGTGCCTTCAATGATTCACTTAGACTCTCACTGTATGTCGGCATTGAAATGTTAATACCCCCACCCCCACTGTAACTACTTGGCATATCTATTTTCTCCTTTTTAAATTCTGTAAATCAAACCACCTTAAAGATTGCTCCTTAACCCCTCGCTCCCAGCCTATAAATGGTAAATCAAAGGGTAGGTATTTAAGTAATTTTTTAAATTGTCCGATAACGGCATGAACATACCAGGCATTTGGTTTTTTCACATTCCACTGCTGATGCGGATGAATTTTATCATAGCGATCAACAGGCTTCATAACTAGTAAAGTGTCAGGCGTTATGAAAACATATCCTAAAGAGATATAGACGCTTAAATCTTTAGTGAAATCCTCGTGACCGCACTTGTCGTACAGGTCTTTGGCTTGAGCTAGGATATTCATCAATCAGCGATTAAATATTCCTCCGCATCGGATGCACTGACTGCACTTCCCAAGTTTACACGAAGCCAATTTGTGCCGTCATCCACCGCAAGGCAGGGGTTGCCTCCATCGCCATTGCTTACATAAACCACCCTTCCCGCTGTGCCATTACTTGGCAATTCGCTGACGGTGAAATTCTCCAGGGTAACACTTGTTTCCGTAATGGAGGGTATGGTGACGGTTGGTTCACCTAGTTGGTTTAACCCGGCAGGGTCAAGCTCCACACCTGTTTCGAAGGTAAAACCTCGTGTGACTAATGCGGTAATAGCCATTACTCGATGGTCCTCCTGGCGTTGGCTCCGCCTGCTATCGCTTCCATGCTAACATGACGAAAGCTTGGGGAACCTGCAGTCCCGGATGCACTTACATCAATCTCGACATTTGCGGCGTAACCTCTCACGCGTCCACTGCCAAAGCGAATCAGTTTCTCCTCGCTCGATGTCGCGTTCTCGCTGTGTACGGTGTTCGTCCGGTCCGGGTCGGTGGTGTTTACCTTGATCGTGAATTGATCCCCGTCGCTCACCTCGCATCCGAGTTGTCCCTGCTTCCAACTCTTTACATCCACACTCCCCAGAGTAAAGGAGCGGGTCTTCAGCTTGGCGGTTATTGCGGTGCTTGTGGTGGTGGCGTTCCCGATGGTTCCCGTGATGTCGGTGGCAGCTTCCTCGACTAAGTGCCATCCTTTGTCGGAGACTGCAAAGAGTCTGCGTTTGGTTGGGTTACTGCCGTGAAGAACGGTAACGAAGTCATCGATTACAAAGCCTGCGGGAAAGGAATCTACAGAGGTCCATGCGGTGTTTAATATATCGTATATGAAAACTTTATTGTTGTCGGTGGATGAGCCTGTGGGGACAGCGAGATAGTACTTGTTGTCAAATACGATACCACAAGCCTTTTCGGCGGCGGCATAGTTTACCTCTCTAAATTGATCCTGTATAGGGCGGGATAATGGGATCGCTTCCCCGCTTACCTTTGAGATTGCAACGCCTAAACCTTTTGCCGGGTCTAAGCCTTGTTGCAGGGTAAAGACACCGTCATCGCTTAGGAAGTATATCTGTGGCCCACTCGCGGCTACACTCTTACGGGCAACGCAACCGCGTTGACGGGTAATCTCAAAAACTGCGGCGGAGTTAGTGAGAGCAATATTGTTAATTAAATGGATGCTGTTGCGGAAAAAGCAAATCAACTGATTCTCCAAGTAAGGCGTAAATCCTACAAGACGATCAGCAGTTCCTCGATTAATACGGAACTGCGATTCTGCGGCGTAAAAGTTATCGGTATCCAAGAGATCCGATGCAATCACGGTGTACTGCGAATCACTTGGCTGGGGAACGATTAAGCGATTACTAAAGAATACGCCGAAGTTCGTGCTTGGACACTCCACCCTACCCGCAGTGGGGGAAGCGTTGTTTTTAAGGGCAAAGGCACTAGGGGTAGTGTAGTCACCATCCCACTCCATTGGGTCTTTCCCTGTGCCACGAAACAGGATGAGTTTTTCCATCGCCTGCACAAAGCTTGCGTTGTCTCCACTCGCCACTACTTCACCACCAGGGTAGGCAATATCGATTCCCGTGTTATTACTATCGTTCCAAAGTATTACTTTGTTCTTGGTCGCGACTGCGATAAATTCGACTCCTGTCGCAGGGTCGCTAAATAAGGTGGATGCAAATACTTGCTCATCTCCACCATAGGTAAGGGTTACCGCTCCTGACTTAAACTCCACACCTTTGCGTACCGATGCGAGATCCCCATCCAAGCGCATATTCTCAGATGCCTCCACCGTACCACCCTCCAGCGTTGTTGGCTCCAAGTAGGAATCAATACCGCGAAAACCACGATCCCCGTCTGTGAGGATTTGGTCATCCATGCGGCCTAGTGGTTCATAGCGTGGCATTACTTCTTCTTCTTAATTTCCTGGTAAACTTTGATCGTCATGTAGACGATGGTGATGGCTCCTGCGATGCACCCGAATAAAGAGTCCAGGGTGGCAAAGCCAAAAGTGGCTAATGTGCCTCCCATTCCTGTCATCGAAACCCGATCAATCATACTCATTTATCGTCTGTGAGGCGATGGCCCGAAATAAAAACCGAGGATTCCCATAAGGGCCGTTTGCCCCATGTATGCAAGGTGTCCGCTACTGAGCGTGATGGGGTCTTGGCTTGCTGGCCAGGAGACGATACCAAACAGCAGTTCTGTCCTGCCTTCTCCATGTGCGTTGGTGATCGATAAGAACTCTGCTTGTGGGAAGATGGTACAGAGCAGGATACACAAACACAAAGTACCAATACCGATAAAAGCAATAATTCGACGAGAAAAATCCCGGAACTCGTTATTACCTCCTTTAGATAACTCAGCTTGGAGTTTAAGAAAATTTTCGTTTGCACGGCTTTCTCGTGCAACTTCAAGTTCGTGCTTTTGACGGCGACTCTCAAATAGCATTCCGAACCCACCCTTGAGCATAGCCCCCATAGCCGTAGAGCCGCCCCCCGTAAGTAACATAAGAAGTATTTCGCCCATTTCACCAATCGATCCTGAACCTCAAGCGGTCCACTTCTTTCTCCAGGTATTTTAATCGCTCAAACTGCTGATAGTCAGAGGTAATTGGTGCGTCTTGCATCTTTACTAAATGATCGAGGTCAGCCTTTGCCTGTTCCGCAAACTTCTCTAGGTGCATCATGCGAGCAGATAAGTCGCCCAGGAGGGTGGACTCGTGCGATACCCGACTGACCTGGAGTTCCATTGCCGCCATGCGGTTAGTAAGCTCAGACCAGCACCACACCGCAGTAGCCACGCCAACAATAATCTTGATAGCGAACTGTACATTTACACGGGCAGATGAGGATTCCGATAAGCCCTCTGACTGCTTTGGAGCCATTAGTTAATCTCGTCACTCGTCCACTCGTCACCCGCTAGGATCGCAAGTATCTCGGAGTGCGTGTTGGCGGTTTTACCGTCTAGGAAACTAGGTTTGTCTCCTTCGTACTTTACAAAGGTCTTAGATCCATCAACCGAAAATCTTAAAGTTTCTGCCGAGCTTTCTAGGACTTGGTCAAAATCAACGGAACTAACTTCCGATGCGTCGATGATTACATAGTTTCTCATAATTAGTAAGGGTTATTAAGGAGTATCTAAGGAGAAGGTAGGGCCATTAGTCAGAGTACCGTCGTTACCGGCACTACCTTGAT